CGAACAAAAAACAAAACTCACTTTTGAAGCAGATTACTATGAAGCGTTTTATCAGTACGCTGTCAATGATTATTTTGGTGTCATTGAAGGTTATTCCAAGTCCAAGGATCCAAATCTGATAGAAAAGAAAGGAATGTTTATTACAAAAACAAATCTGGGCAAAGGGTTGGCACCAACTATTATACCAGAAGCTGTAATTAAATATTTCGTCGAAAGTATACCTATCGAAACTACAATAAAAGAATGCAAAGACATAAAAAAGTTTATGATAGGTCAGCGAGTAGACAAAAAATTTGAAGTTGAATATAACGATAAAAAAGTACAACGTATCAACAGATTTTATGCATCTACAAATGGATGTTATCTATATAAGATTAAAAAAGAAGATGGAAAACAATCGTATACAAATCTTCTAACTAAATCTGGAGTTACTTTGTTAAACAAATACGATGATGCGGACATTAAATGCAGACACATCAACTATGCATATTACTTGAGCGAAGCTCGTAAAATCATAGAAAAATTAAAATGCAGACAATTAGATTTGTTTGCATAGTCCTAAATCACTCGTTAACCATTGAGTATAAGAGTATGATAATTGAATTGGACACATTGCTGTTAAATGCAGCAGAAAACATTAACATGAATCAATTAGTATTCCTCAGTATGGTATTGGATAAGAATCAAAAATCTTATAATCAAGACGTCCAAAAGTTAGTCAGCCTTATAACAGACGACGAAATATCATACTTGATCGAACAGGGACTTATCACGTCGATAGAGAGACGTGGATCTACAGTCTATGAACCTACAGAAAAGTTGAGCAAAATTATCACGCCTGAAAAGGATTTTTTCGACTTGTTCTATGACTTGTACCCAGTTTATGTACTTAGACCAGATGGTTCAAAAAGCTATCTTAGGGCTAATGTAAATAAATGCAGACATCTTTATAATACTTATGTTGGTAAAAGTAAAGCTATGGCAGAGCATATCAACAATTGCTTAAAATTCGAAATCGAAAAGAAAACGAAATCTGGCAAAATAGGTTATATGAAGACTATGTGGAGATGGTTAGTTGATCATCAGTGGGAAGAAACTGAAGAAGAAATGAACGATATGACAATACAGACACAAGATGCATATGGAACAGAACTCATTTAACTTACCTATAAGACCAATGTCAGTTGTAGCACAAGAAGCAATTGACTATATTAAAGCAAGAAAAGAACATTCTATCGAATCATTAAAAACACGATGGAATAAGCTTAATAATGTCTGTATGGGAGGAATTGAATCCAATATTGTCATGACTGTCACGGGCATTTCTGCAAGCGGTAAAAGTTCATTTATAAATGAACTACAAACCGATCTAATTGATTTAAACCCCGACAAGGATATCTTCATACTTAATTTCTCATTTGAGATGGTTGGATTTAGACAAGTTGGAAGGACGCTTTCTAATAAGCTCAGGAAAACGACTTCTGAATTGTATAGTTCATATGTGGACCTAGACGATAAAACATTCGGAGAAATCGTAAATGTTTCCAACCAGCTGAAGAAATACCAAATCTATTTTGTAGATGATCCAGGTACACCTTCAGAAATAGGTAATACTATAATTGCTGTATATAATAAGTATATTAAAAATAAAAATAAATATTTTGTTATACTGTTAGATCACACATTATTAGTAAAACGAAATGGTAGTACACTTGAAACAATGCAAGAACTCGAAGAAGTATTGATTAAAGTTAAGAAATTACCGTTAACATCTGTAATACAATTAGCACAGATGAATCGTAATATTGAAGACCCAAGTAGGATAAATAACATGCTATTGCACTATCCGATGCGTAGCGATTTATCATCATCAGATTCTATATTTCAAGCAAGTGATTACGTGCTTGTGATACATCGACCAGAGACGTTAAACATACAAGAATATGGTCCAAATCGTCTACCTACGAAAAACAAAGTGTACATACACTTGTTAAAAAATAGAGATGCAGGAAAGCCCTGTATCTTAGAATTTGAAAACGACCTAGCTTATAACAATCTGATTGAAGTATAATAGAATCATAAATAAAGGCTGAAATTTATGAAAACATATACATTTAATATCGAGAAGAATAACAACAATTCCAGTAATAAGTCAAACAACACTTCGTTTATTAATTCTATTGTTCGCAATAATCTAAAGAAGATTATGCCAAACGTATTTGATACAACACCAACACGAACAATTGACATTACTATTACAAAGAAGGCAAACAAGTTTGATTATCGAAAGTATGCAGATTTTAAGCATGCTGTAGATCACATTCTTTCTCTTTATAACGACCGAGCAGACTTTTATCTTCCAGACGGTACACCAGTACGTATCTTCGAGGATGAAATTCAGGTAGGTTATGAGCTTATTCCTTTCTACAAGATCAAGAAAGATTATTCTAATATTTCTGATACTGTAAAGAAGGCAATTATTGATATTTATATTACTATTTCCAAATAAGAATTTTTAAATCATGGCATTAGTATTACCTACTACAAAAGTTCCAGCAACTTCAACTAATCCTCATTTTATGATCATTTATGGTCGACCTAAGGCAGGTAAGACTAGTTGTTTAGCACAGTTAGACAACAATCTTATCATAGACTTAGAAGGAGGTTCTACATTTATAGACGCAATGGCTGTACAATGTAGAACAGTTAATGATTTAGGAGAAGCTGCTCAAGCCATTAGAGCTAAGAATAACGAAGTAGGACATGCGTTCTATCGTCGCATAACGATAGATAACGCTACACGTCTAGAAGAGATTTGTCTATCCTATGCTGCTACATTATATCGACAGTCTCCAGTTGGAAAAAACTGGAAAGGAACGGACGTTAGAACTCTTCCTAACGGAAGTGGATACTTCTATATTCGTCAGGCAGTACGCAAAGTCATTGACATGTTCAAAGAGCTTTGTGATGAATTCATTTTAGTAGGGCATGTAAAAGATGTCCAAATCGACAATAATGGAGAAGAGTTGTCAGAAATGGCACTCGATTTAGTCGGAAAATTGAGTTCAATTATATGTGGAGAAGCAGATGCTGTTGGATATCTTTATAGAAAATCTAACGAGACACATATAAGCTTTAAAGGTGGTGATGGAACTATTAAAGAAGCAAGAGCACCACATTTAAGAGGACAAGATATCATTATCGCAACAGGTAATGAAGATGGTTCTCTAACCACATATTGGGATAAGATATATAAGAACGTGTAAGTTCAGATGTATAACACAGTAACTTTAAATAATTATGTATAATACAAAAACAGCAATTGTTAACAACAACGAATTTACCTCAGACTATATGCCTGTAGGTATTAACGATAATGTATTCCTTAAAGAAGTAAATGTAAAGAAGTCTCCAACAGGAAAAGATTTTCTTGAAATTATATTCGAAAATTCTGAAGGTCAGACAGCAAGTATGTCAGAATGGAAGAATGAGAAAGGAATGTATGTAAAGACAGATGAAGATTTGCAAAAAGCTGACAACGCACAGTTTGGAAGATTGATGCAAATCATCGGATGTTTTTATGCAGAAATCGAAGATACTACGTTAAATTCGTTTGTTGACATGATAAATTGGGTAAGTTCTAAACTTACACCAGTAATTGCTAACAAAACTAAGTTGAGACTAAAGGTTGTATACGATAAGAAGGGTTATACTACAATTTCTAAAAATGGAATTTTCGTAGAACCAATGACTGTCGAATCATCTCAGATTAAGAAGTTTGCACGAGACCTTTTCGAACGTCCTGTTCAAGCTGATAATGAGGCTTCTGCCGACCCGCTTACTAATAGTATTCCGGATACTGAGAACAAGCTTGGCTCAACAGATACTAATGGTGATTTGCCATTTTAATCACCACTAATCCGATGATTAGATAACAAATGGCTGGTGGAAGTTGATTAGGTTTTTCAATCTAGTCAACCCCTTGAAATGATTATCATTTCCGCGGGATAACTGGCGCGTAATCCAGTTAACTTCAGATATTAACAATAAAAATATTTATGGGTTATCGAACGGTTCGAGTCCGTTATATCTGACCAACTATTAAGAACTAAAAGTCATGTATAGTACAAAACAAGCAACACTTGGGATATTATCTGATATACTTTCACAAATAGACGAATATGATATATATGCGTACTATATGGGAAATTTTGACATTGGAAAGTTGTATAACAGTCCGTTAAGAACGGATGACAAAAATCCAAGTTTCGCAATATTTAAAGGTAGAAGAGGAAATCTAATGTTTAAAGATCACGGATCTGGAGAATCTGGAAATGTGATTAAATTTATAAAACTGTTAAAGAATATAAATACAGATGCAGAACTTGAAAAAGAATTACTGCATATAATAAGACACACAGCACCTTTAAGCACAAGAGTGTCTACTAAAAACTACAAAACACACAACTCTGTAGATATAGGTATTGTACGACAGTCTTTTACAGATATAGATAAAGAATATTGGAAATCATTTGCTATAACTGAAGCAACTTTGAATAAATTTGAAGTATTTAGTATTAAATATTTCTTATGTAACAAGATTGTAAGTGGAGTATATAAGGATACAAATCCGATGTATGCTTACAAGGTAAATAACAAATTCAAAATATACAGACCTTTAAATAGTAAGTATACAAAATGGAGGACTAATCTTGAAATTACAGACATACAAGGGTATGCACAGTTACCAGATACAAATAACCTATTGATTATAACTAAATCATTAAAAGATATAATGGTATTATATGAAATGGGTTATTGCGCAGTAAGTCCGTCAAGTGAAACTACATTTATACCGGAAG